GATTTTATGGTTCATGCTCATGCTATCCCTCCTGCGTCAGCCGTTCGCACCAGATTTCCATATACTCTCGCGTATCGCCGTAACGGTTAAGATACACAATCTCGTAATCTGTTCCGGCGTACCGCACAAGCATCTTCCGGTCAATGGACTTTGCCGTGTGCCGAATGAGGAACCGCACCTTTGTCCGTGCAAAATCTGCATTCGCCTGTACCAGCTCAGTACCGCTGACCTGTGTCAGCTTAGCCGAGCAGGTATGCACCACGGTTTCCGTCACGGTGTCGTAGCCGTCCGCGTCGGCGGTACGGTTGCGCCGAATGATCTGAATACGGTGCTTCAGTTCTCCGGGATTGATATTCATAGCAGGTTCCTCGCGTGCATATCTAAAATGCTGCTCACCACGCGGTTCGCGTTCGCGGCATAGCGGGTATCCGGATACATCGTGCGGTTGTCGTACAGATCCTGACACAGCACGAGAAACGCCACGGAAACGTCCTCGTATCCGTCCAGCTCCTCCGCCGAGGCTCCGGTATAGCCCGCAATATATGCCCGCGCCGCGTGCATGACGACAGCGAGCAGTGCTTCGTCATACTCGCCGGGCTCCAGCCGCATATATGCCGCCGCCGTTTCCGGCGTGATCTCGCTCAGCTTCATGCGCCGTTACCCTCCTCAGGAGGCTTTCATCTTGAGAACGGCAAGCTTCTGGTTGTCCGTTACCTTGCTGTCGAACTCGAACCATGCCACAACGCCGATGGCGTGCTGGGTGGCATACTTCTCGCGCAGCACCTGAATGGAGATATCCTCACGCAGGTTGACCGACAGGCCGCTGTAATCGCCATACAGTACAGCGCTTGCACCTGCCGCCAGCTTCGGCATATTGTCGGACAGATACACCGGCTTGCCGAGCAGACGGTACGGAAACTCACCGGTTACATCGTCCTGCAGCAGATAACGGCCGTTGGAATCCTTGAGCTTCTTGAGCGAAGTAAAGGTTTCGGGCGCCATCGTCCAGCAGGCATTCGCCTGATAGACCTGCTTGACCTGTGCCTGCAGCTCGATCAGCTCATCGGCAGTGATAGCCGTTGCCGATGCCGCAGTAACAGCAGTCGGCGTAGAGAGTGCACCGGTCGCCTTGCCGGAGGTGCCATTCAGCAGCTCCTTTTCAAGGAACAGCGCGATCTCCTCTGCCATCTGGTTGATGATGAAGTCGGTGACATTGAACACGCTGTTGTTCTCCACGCTGTTGCCGATCAGGGTCAGCGCACCGGCCAGATAGCCGTTCAGATCGACCGAGGTAAACTTACCGGAATCAGCGGTCAGCTCGGTAAACTCGGTCTGGTAGCCGACGGCAATGTCATGCGTGGTGTTCGCCTTGCCCCATACCGGCACCTTGAGAGTACCGTTCACGCGGTAGATAGTCGCGCCGGACAGGATCGGGCAGCGGTCGCGCACAGCCGTTACGATGCGGTCCGCAATGCTGGTCGGAATAATCGCGCCGTTGTTTGCCATGGTCAGATTCTGTTCACCGGCACGCAGTTCGGGTGCGCGGCCGAGCACATAATCGACAAAGGCGCTCTCCTCTGCGGCAGCACGTTCCTCCGCAGCAGTCGGTGCAGGCAGATTGGACACGCCACGAGTACGCTCTTCGCGCTCGATGGTTGCATCAATGGCGCGCAGCTCGTTCTCTGCCGCGTCGAACTGTGCGGCTTCTTCCTCGGTCATGGCGCGGCACTCGGTATCCGCCGTGCTGACAAGGGTTTCCATGTTCTGACGCAGCTCCTCGCGGCGCTCCATCAGTGCTTTCAGATTGGTCATTTAGGTTCCTTCCTTTCTCGTGACCGCCTGCACACGCTTGCGATAGGCGGTGTTGTCATATTTCGGGGTGATCTGCTCAACCTGCAGCGGCGTTTCAATCGTGCGCGTTTCAATCTCGACCTGTGTGTCTGCACGAACCTCGACCGAGGTTGCGGAGTACACCGGCGTTTTGCGAACGACCAACGTCAAATGGTCCAGATCGAGCGATTTGACCTTTCGCAACGGCAGGTCGTCGGCACGCGGCTCAATATCGTCCTGCACGTTGTACATGCCGAAGCTCCAGCCCTTGACCTTGCCCTTTTTCGCAAGCTCGATGAGCGTTTCATCGGTCACAAGCACGTCGGCGTGCAGACCAATGTCGTCCTCGAACATCTTGAGTGTGCCGTCGTCCGTGCTGGCGTACACATGACTGTTGTCGTGATCGACCGTTACCGTGATGTTGCCCGCTCTGCCGATCGCCTGTTCAAACGCGCGCGGCTCGATCTCCTCGATGACCTTGCCGTGCGGCGTAATGACCGGGCGGCTGCGTTTTCCGGTAACATTCACATAACCGGAGATATGGGCGCCGTCTGCGCGAATTTCGATTTTCATAGCGTTTCACCTCCTTCCTGCGGTACCTGCAGCGTTTGTTCTGTCATGTGCTGCATCTGATTGGTATTCGGCGTGTAGATAGTATTGGTTTTCGGGTCGTAGAGAACGTCCTGCAAGCCCAGCTTGATCCATGTCAGGCCGAGCGGTTCCATGTCCTCTGCAAAGCGAACCTCGTCCACCTGCATGAAGTTGGCATCAAGTGCGGTCTTGTAGGCATCAAACCGTTCTTTCATGCTGCCCTTGAGCAGTTCCTTAGTATCGAACGCCCAGTACAGCGAGCCTTTCTCTTTCTCCAGCAGCAGATCACGGTTGAGCGCACACTCGATGACTTTCATCAGAGGGATTGCCGCCAGTTTGGCAAGGCTTGCCGTATCGCCGGCCGTGCCGCCCATCTCGGCGGTAGAGATATGAAAGATCTTCGCAAACTCCTCTGCGTTGGACTGCTTGTTTTCGTTAAGCTGCATCTCGACCGAGGTGTTGCTGCTCTCCTGAAAGTGGATACCGTTGTTGAGAATAACTACATTGTCGCTGCTGTTACTGTACAGATTGGCGAATGCCTGCTTGAGTTCGTCCATTGAGGCTTTATCGAGGCGTTTCTCACTCTGGAGGAAACCCTTTTTGTTGCCACCCTTTTTAACGAGATACAGCTCAAAGCACAGCGACTGATACGCAACCTCGATCAGCTTGGCATTTTCCTCGGTGATGGGTACACCGACCGCACCGTCTTTTGTGTTGCGCAGCAGCTTGAGAAAGTCGAACGGACGATAGACCGTGCCATCTACCAGCAGATCAAAGTCCTTGAAGATGGCATCTGTATTGCGGTTCACTGCTACGCGGCTCTCATCTACATAATGCAGACTGCGAATTTCTCCGCGCACGCGGTTGATGTAGGCATAGCCTCCTTTACCGGTGTAATAGTCGCGGATCATCGCGTGCCAGAACTCATTCGCGTTCAGCGTATCGCCGGTTTCGTCGTTCAGCAGGCGCACCCGAGGGTCGTTCGGCACCTCAATCGCTTTGCCGTTTTCCTCCCGGTAGAGCTTTACCGGCGTACCGGCTACCACGTTGGCGATCAGGTCGATACCTCCGCTGACCGTCGGCACCTGTAAAGCCATCTGCTTGGTTGCTTTGCCGCTGCCGAGCAGTGCGGTCAGCAGCGCATCTTCAAACATGGTTTCGTCCGGGTCGGCGCGAATCTCCTGGCGCCGAAAGCGTTTCAGCAGTCCCATTTGCTTGTCCTCCTTATGTCTGTGCAATGAAATCCTCGCTGCCGAACAGCATATCTTGCTCGATCAGGTAGGTGGCATTCAGCAGAGCGACCACCATATCCACCTTGCCGGAGGATTTCTTCTTGTTGACGTATTTATTCAGGTTAGTGTCCTCGGTGCAGCGTGCGTTCTGAAAGTTGATCTCCAGCATTGCATTTTCATCGTACCGGAATCGACGACCAAGGATTTTCTCTTTCAGCAGCTTGGTCGGACTGTGCAGCACACTCGAATGCTGCTTGATCTCTACGCACTCCATACCGGAGGCCTCCAGCTTCTGCACAGTCGAGATAGCGTTCCAGCGGTCATAGCCGCACTGGATCACGCGCACGCCATACTGTTCCTCCAGTCCGAGAATGAACTGCTCGATAAAACCGTAGTCGATGACCTCATCACCACAGGCAAAGCACGCGCCCTGCCGGATCAGCCGGTCGTAGTCCACATTCTCTTTCTTTGTTTTGAACAGCTTGCGGTCCGCAGGAAGAAACCCCCACACTTTTGCGTAGAGTATACCGTCTTCGGCGGTCGCCATCGCAACGGCGGTATTATCGTCCGTCTGCGACAGGTCAAGCCCGAGATAGACCGGTTTGCCTCGCCAGAAATCGAGGTCTTCCTCGCGGCGGCACTCCCGTACCTTTGCAATATCCACATAGCCCTCTACGCCGAGGCCCTTATACTTGATATTGCAGTGCTTGCATAGGAAGTTCTCACGCTTGTTTTCGTAGAGAATCGCCATGGTGCGCATATCGCACACCGCCTCAAAGATATTCGGATTGCTGACAGCTGCCGGATTCGCCTGATAGATTACGGTGTCGTCTGTCTGCCAACGGTCGCGCATGGTCAGCTCGGTGTCCGGTTCGTACAGCAGAGAAAAACGCCTGCCGGAAATCAGTCCATCGAGTACCTTTTTTGAGATGTCGATCTCGTCCAGCATGGCGTTGTTGTCGTTCGGGTATTGGGTGGAAATGATAATGCCCAGCTTGGAACGCAGCGTGATCTGAGAGGAACGCATGGCCTCGATCGGATACGCATCCATCGCACCGGCCTCATCCGCAAGGAAAGCGTTCGCCAGTTTGCCGTCCATCTTGTCCTGCGAATAGGCAAGCGGTACATACTCGCTGTCGGTCAGGCGGCAGCGTATCTCGCTCCGCAGCACCTTGAACACGCTTTCGTCTGCCAGCGCAGGCGATGACTTGATGATCTTCCGAATGGCGATCTTCAGCTCGCTCGACAGCTTGAGGTCCGGTGCGACCGAGAAAAAACGAGAAAATACCGGCTCGGTCAGCATGAGCAGAATGAAAATGACCGCACTGTTGAAGGTCTTGAAGTTCTTGCGGGCAATTTCCAGCAGAGCGGTTTCATAGTAGCGGCGGCCGTCCGTTGTTTTGGTGCAGAACACCGCCGTGATGAGCAGCCACGCATAGTCCTCCAGTCCGTCATACATCGGGCAGTTCAGATCCGGATGAATCATCAGCCGCAGCAGCTTGCAAATGCGCTTGTATGCCTTCTCATCGATGAGCGCCTCCGTGTTCCGTCCCTCTGCGATGTCCAACCACTGTGCAGCCTGTAGCTTAACGTAGTGCGGAGCCTTTGGATTATCATGCTGCACGCACCAGCGGGCGTAGCGCACGGCGCGACTGTCAAGGATCGTCATCGTTCAGAATCCCCATCAGCGGATTTTTCGGCTCGGCTGTGGTTTTAGGGATGCTTCGCATGGCCGCCGAAATGGTCATAGCGCACTCTTTCTCAATGTCGAGCATCATGCGGCGCTTGGTTTGGAGCTGCTTGTCCACAGCAAGAATGTTCTTCTGCATCTGTGCCTGATATTTGTATCGGTCTGTAGCTTCCAGTTCGGTATTCTCGGTCAGCTCGTCCAGCTGATCGGAAAACGACTGCCGCTTGCGCTCAAAGTCCAAACACTCAGCGTGCAGCATACAGTACCGGTTGATCGTCGCCTCGTACAGCGCCTCATTCTTTCCGGCAGCTTCGAGCAGACCCCTGATACGCTGCCATTCCTTATGTGCTTTCTCATTGTCTTTGACCTCCGGACGCTCCCGCATCTTCTTGCCGGTAATGAGGGCATTTTCCGCAGCGGCACGCTGCCGCAGCTCTGCTTTCGTCCGGTGCGAACGCTTTTCTTCGCCCAGCACAGCAGTCGCTTTACTTGGTCGGCTCATTCGTCCTCACTCCTTTGCAAAACTTATTTTGGGAATTATTTTTACGCCGAGGTCCGCGGTTGGTGTACAGCCGCTCACGCTCAAAAATTCTGCGTGTCCGGGGGGATATTGTTTCGTTTTTTCGCAAGCTGTCGCAAAAAATCAGCGGATATTGCGCCGGCATCTGCTTTTTTGTGGCATTTTTCGCACAAACACACGAGGTTATCATCGTCCAGTAATAGATCAGGGCGTTCCCGCAGCTTGATGATATGGTGGGCTTCCAGTCCATCCCATGTGAGTACCCCCTGCGAAAGACAGTTCTCGCACAGGTAGTGACTGTCTGTTTTAATCTGCTCCGCTTTGCGTTTCCATGCTCGCGTGTTGCGTCCGCGCTCGCTTTCTTCGCGCCGGTATTTCTTCGGCGGTCTACGTCCGCAGTCCTCTCGACTGTCGTGGATCCGTCCGCACCACGGACAGGCTTTCAGCATAACGGCTTCTTCCTTTCGAATATGAAAAAGCACCCTCGAACGAGAGTGCTCTTTCAGAGAGATGTACTCCAATGGCATGAAGCAGGAGGTCACAGGGTCTGCATTTCACCCCTGCAAACTTCATGGTAACAGAATATCATGGTTTTAGGTGCATGAACCGCCAAAATAAAATATTTATGGTAAATCCAAATTCTTTCCTACTCGCCGAATAAACTCAGCGTTCCACCTCTGACCGGTTCTGTCGCTTACTCCGACACACATCGCCGCGCCGTACAGCGTATGGCTGCGCTTCCAGTACACGCGGTCGATCAGCTCCATGCGCTGGTGGCCGTGCTTCATGCGCTCAGTTTCCGAGATGGCAGCCCGCACCGCATCATACCGTCGCTGCTCCTTGTCAGTCAGCCGGTCAACGACCGCGCGCTCCACCGGATTGCTGTTCGTGCCGCCGTGCCCGCCGCCTGTGCCGTAAGCCGGTGTGCAGGGCATGTCACCCACGCTCTCCGCCTTGCGCGCGAGCGCCGGATACGAACGGATGATGCGCTTTGTGTACTCCCACCAGTCCTCACGATTGTTCAATGCTTCCCCTCCCTGTCCGTAATACCGTAGCGCCACACGAGGTAGCGCCGAACTTTATCGCTGTATTTAGTCATGCGACGTCACCGTAACCGGAATGATCATCTCCGGCAGGAAATTCACCTCGTAGTGGAACTTGTCCACGTAAGCGCCGCTGACGTCCTCCACAACGTAGATCGTCCAGTCGTTGAGGTACACAAGGTGTTTCTTGTAAACGCCCTGCCCGGTCTCGACAGTCACCTCCAGCTCGTTCTCGCTGTTGTTCGAGATGGCGAAGTTGCCGATCAGCTCAAACACCGGCTTGTCCGTACGCGCGTTGATGACTTCCAGACGGCGCGTGACGTTGAAATTGTCCGCCTCCTTCGAGATGTTGTACGCAACGCGCTCGCTCTCCCTACAGGCCGACAGACTACACATCATAGCACCGCAGAGCAGTGCCGCCATGATTTTCTTTTTCATTTCTGTTCCTCCAAATATTTTCTCATAATTCGGACCGCCACGCGGCAGGCTTCCTCGCACGCGGCGACCATCTTCTCGCGGCCGTGCAGACCGCCGTAGTATTCGATCGTTGCCAGCTCCTGGGCCGTCGTTTCCGGGTCGAGGATGCGGATTGCCTGGTTAATCGTCATGGGTGTCCTCCCTCTCTTTGGCGCGCCGTTCCGCGCCGTGCAGAATAGCCTGAATAGCGTATGCGTCCATCAGTGTCATAACCGGAATGGTCTTCCTGAATAGTTTCAGCAGGTTTTTCGCCTTTTTCTTATCTACCGAGTTGCTGAGATTCATTCCTTGTCCTCCCCCCAGAGATCCATCAGGAAGTCGGCCTCCGGCACGTCGCAGAACTCGTCGCCCTTGGTGCCGACGATAAGCACCGTTCCGACGAAGTCCACGCCGCACACGCGGCAGTTATCCGACAGACCGAGAATGCGTCCCTCCTCGTTGCAGATGATGACCGCGTCGCTTGCGATTGTCACCGTCTCAATATACCCGCCGACCTCGGCCTACAAGGCTGCCAGCGTGTTGTCCACTTCGATGATCTCCGGCTCGCAGCCGGGCTTTTTACGGATTGCTTTCATGACGTCCCTCCTACTTCAAAAACCGCTCAATCGGCTCAAACGGAATGGTAAACTGCACATTGCCGTCGTTGATGCTCAACGTCTTGCCGATTTCGTCGTTGGTGATGATGCAGTCGAATGTTTTCGGCGCCAGAAACGGCGATCCCGATACGTTCACACCTCCGTCGACACGGATATGCAGATTTTTAATCTTCTTTTTCTTCATGCCTCATTCTCCTGTGCTTCGTGCTCATACAGATACTCAATCTTCATACCGGTCACGCGCTCGGCCTTGAGCCGCAATTTCTCGTAGGCGTAGTCGGCATCGACCTCTTTCTCCATGCGCGTGATCTCGTCGTTGTTCTCCTGCAGCGCAACAAAGAATTTCTTCATGCGCTCCGGACCGAAACCATAGGCATCGGCCACCGAGCAGACCGCCAACCAGAGCGCTTTCTGCGTTGCCGTGTCCGCGCGCAGTCGCACGGTGGCATTGTCTGCCGCTTCCCGTACCGCCTCGCGGATCATGCGCTTACGTGCAAGCATATCGGCGTAGTTCATACCGCGCGGTTTGCCCGGGCGCTTGTTCTTAGTCTTGGCCATGGGGTACTTCTCCTTTTTCTTGTTCACGCAGCTGCTTGTCCGTCATCCCTGCACCTCCGTTCCATTGCCACGCGCAGAACGTCTCGTCGCAGTCGATGCAGAGCCGCGCAAGCAGCGTGTCGCGTTCCTTTGCGACCTGCTCCAGCGCGTGTTCATACAGGCTCAGCCGCACCGCAGCCTCTCGCGCGATCGCGCAGCCATGCACACCGCAGGTATCCTCGTGTTTGCAGCCGAGGCAGACCAGGGAGCCGGTCTGGACCTTCAGCCGTCCAAGGGCTTTGATGAGGTCGTCAGTTTTCATAGGTCGTCACTTCCCATCTCAATTTCATTTCTGCCGGATAAAGATCCGTTTCCGGACAGCGAGCGCCTGTCCAGCGCAGGCCGCCGGCCTTCCCCATACACTTCCAGCCAGCGGCTTTCAGGCTTGTCCCCGGTTCGCTTTCCAAAATGTACGTTATAAGTCGCTTGTATCCCATCGCCCGGGCAACTCGCCATGCGGCAGCGTAGAGCATAGAGCACGCATTGCGCGTGCCGTCCGTGCACAGACGATTGACCTCCAGTGTCCAGTAATCATCCAAGTGGCGCGACACCGGTCGGCCTACAATAGCAACACCGACGATTTTATCTCCATCCGCACATGCAATCGAAAACTTATGTCCGACAGTCGGCTTGTGATGACGGTGATGATCTCTTACATAGGCATTTGCGCCTCGCAGCGAGATCGGTATGATTTCAAGCGCCATGGTTCTCACCCCGTTCCAGCAGCTCCTTCCGCAGCTCCTTGAGCTTGTCCGTCAGCAGGCTCTCGGCCTTGCTCCCAGCTTTCAGCTTGCCGCTCTTGTCGCAGAGATTGAAGCGCGGACGGTTGACGTTATGCGTGCCGCCGCCGGGAAAGAAGTCGTCGCCCTCGTACCAGCTTGCGGTGAAAAAGCTGCCATCCGGCAGGTTCAGCCGGCGAACCGTCAGACCGATCTCCGGCACGTCCCACCAGACCGCCCAGCTCCGCCAGCCAGCAAGGATTGCCTTGCGCTTGCTTTCGTTGGTCAGGGCGAGAATGTCCTGACGGGTCAGTTCCAGTATCATACTTCCCCTCCCAACTCTTTCAATCGTGTCATCGGACACTGCTCGCACTTGTCCACCAGTGCCTCATAGTCCAGTTCAAAAGGAAACTTACAATACTCATCGCAGATCTCACCTGCGTACTTGTTCACTGCCTGCACCCAGCAGGACGGGTGGAACACCGGGGAAACCTTAACCGGCTCCCCACAGAATTTACACTTTGCCATGCTGCACCTCCATCTCCCGCACGCAGCAGCGCACCGCTGCTCTTGGATACCCGATCTCCTTGCTGATCTTCGCCGCCGTCCAGCCCTGCGCGGCAAGGCTTCGGATTTTCCGCTGTTCCTCGTCTGTCAGCAGCACCCCGCGCTTTTTCAGCTTGGCAGTGACGGTTTTCTCGTTCCGTCCCGCCATTTCCGAGATGTCCGCAACGGACTTGCCCTGCCGGTACCACTTGCACCACGTGTCCACATCGGCGGCGGTCACCGGACCATGCACGCCTTTCTGCGGCACGCAAAGCGCCGGCTCAACGCTGATTGGCTGAGCAGCCACATTACACGCCAGTCCGCGCACATCGCGCTGCAGCGTGAAGCGGCATTCGCGCACACGCCCGAGCCTGCCGTCCAATGCCCTGTATGTACGCTCCACGACCTCAAAACGCCCCTTCGGGTGCGTCCAGATCACTCTCTCATTCATGGTTGTTCTCCTCTCCTGTTCAGCTATGATTGACACGGCACCAATGCCGCTGTGCTTTCTTCTTCCGTGCCGTCCGGCAGGCGCAGCAGAAACGGTTCTCCTTCCTCTCGTAGAACGTGCCGCCGCACCGAGCGCAATACTGCGGACGGATACGCCGAAATTCTGTGCAGTCATCGCAATTCGCGCAGCCGGCGGAGCAGCCGCCGAAGTCATCCCAGTGCTGGCACATAAAACGCTGCCAATACGGATCGTAGCCCAGATCATTCGCCCGTTTCCGCAGCAGCCCTGCCAGATATGACAGTTGCTTTCGTACCTCCGTCCTGGCAGTGGACAAATGCACCGCCTGCTTGACTTTCGGCTCCGGCGCACCGGCTCCCCACAGACCATCGCCCATGTATTCGCGCACCTTGTCCGCGTTTTCGGTCAGATACACGTTGTAGACCTTACCGCGCACCGCCTTTTCCGACTTGCCGAGCGCCTGTCCGACTGCCATGTAGCTGTCGCCATGGCGAATACCGTCCGCCAGAATCGCATAGTCGCTCTCAGTCCACACTGCGCTTTTGCCGTGATTATCTGCCTTGACTGGGCGATTCTTGATGCCGAGATCCCGACACCGGTGTTGGATTGCACCAGTCGTGCGGTGCAGCATCTCTGACAGCTCCGCCCATGTATATTTGTGCTGACTGAGCAGCATTTTAAGGCGACTGTCCTCGTCTGCCGTCCACGGATCCTTGCGCTGGATCGCGCAGGCGCAGTAATCCTTTTTGCGCTGCTCTGCGACCCACGACGGTTCCCAGCCGAGTGCCAGCGGCTCCATTTTCGAGAAGTCGAGGAAACTGCGGTTGCGCTCCGCCCATTCCCAGAACTCCTCTAAATAGACCACAGAAAAGCTGCACCGATTGACTTTCTTTCTGTGCACCGGCAGGCCGCGGTTCTCCACCCAGCTTTTGCGCTGGTAGGTGTTGCCGTGTTCCCTTCCCGTCACTGTGGCGAGCAGCTGGTTCAGCGTGACGTACCCGCCTGCCATCAGCACAGCTCCCAAGCCGAGCCGCTGTGCCCGGACAATGACCGCGTTTTCCGTGCGGTTCAGCTTCTTTGCGATGGCGGGCACTGATGCATAGCCCCACTTCTCTGCCAGATAGTTTTCGTCCTCCGGTGTCCATGCGCGCTTGCCGAGCGGCGGAGATTTACGCTTGCGAACTGCTTCCATCGCTCATTCTCCTCTCAAACCAGAGCTTACAACAGCTCAAACGAATTACAACGGGGAATAATCCCCGTTTTTGTCCTGTTCTGCCTGCATGGGCATACCGCACGCAAGGCAGTTCTGCTCGATGATGCGCTCCGTTGCGTTCGTATGGTAGACCCATGTATGGCCGCACTCACAGCGGAATTTCAAACGGTGCAGATCGTGCAGCGCGTTGTTCTCACCGCATGACTTACAGCGATAGAACCCGATTGGGTACCGCGCGTTAAAGCTGCCGGTTTCGCCGCAATGTGCACAGGTGATACGCAGAAAGCCCTTGTAGCTCTCCTGCGGCGTGGGTTCTTCAACCGGTTCCGGTTCGTCCTCATCCAGATCAGACGGCTGCTCTTCGGTTTCCGGTTCGCTGTCCTCGGCCTCCGGTTCTTCCACCTCGACCGGCTCCGCAATATCAGGATACTCGCCCAGCAGAGCGCGGGTCAGCGTGCCGAACCAGACGTTGGCCTGCTCGTCCGACATTTTGACGGTCAGCGCCATGTCGTTGGTTGCAATGCGGATTTTATTCATTGTTCTCCTCCCGATTTACACTCGCCGCCGGCGAAAAACCATCCGGGTACCGCCGTTCCAGCTTCTCGATGTTTGCCTGCATGATGTACTCCAACGGCACGTTCATCAGTTCAGCCATCAAAGTCACATACCACAGCACGTCGCCCAGCTCCTCGATGATCTTGGACGGCTGCCACGGATGCCCCTGATACATACACTTCTTAACTTCATCGGCTACCTCGCCAGCCTCGCCGGTCAGGCCGAGAGCGGCATTTGCCGTGTTATAGCACTTCGGCGTCGCTGTGCGCATGGCCTTGCGCTGATATTCTTTAATCGTCATTGCTGTTCTCCTCCTCAGTCCACTTCTTCCCCGCGTTCGATTGCTTCCTGGCGTCTCTTTCTGATCTCTGCCTTCTGCGCAAGCCACGCCTCCTCCCAGTCCGCGAGGGGCGCATTTTCCTGCCCCCAACTCGAGTCGTGAAGGTTCGTCGGGCTAAGATAGCCGCCGTCGTCCGCCTGCATTGGTCTGCTTTGCTCGATCGGCTTCGCCCTGGTCGCGCCGAGATCCGCCGCCGTCAGGATACCATCCCTCTCGCAGCTTTGCAGCACGGTGCGGAAGTACGCCGCAGGACTTCTCGGTGTCTTATCGTTGGTCTGCCGCGCAGCGTCTAAAAACACTTCCTTCTGCATACCCAGCTTTTGCAGACGTGCCAATTCCAGACAGAAATTCTTATCAAATCTACATCCCAGCAGCTCCGCCAGCTCATCAGCCAGAGCGCTCGCCGGCGCACTGCTCTGCTGTTCTCTGCTGTGCTGTACTATACTGTTCTCTCCTGTACTGTCCTGTTCTGTACTGTGTGTACTTTCCGGCTGAGAAATATCCGTTTCTTGCCCAGTTATATGTTTTTCTCGCCAAGAAATAAAAGATTGCAGCACAAAAGACTTGCCGCTCGGGTTTTTCTCTCGCATCTCTTCCTCGGTCGGCAGCCAGATGTCAAAGTTAATCTGTACGCCGCTGCGTCCCAGCGTGGCAATGAAATAACTCATCTGCATTCTTTTCGACGTGATAAACCCTCGCTTGTACAGGCCGTCGCTAAAAAGTTCACACTCCACCAAACGGTCGATCACGTTCGCAATTGTCTCCACCGGCACGGCGTACCGCCCGGCAACGTATTCCGAAAGCTGCCAGAGAACGTCCTCACGCCCTCGGCCGGAATAATTGATGTAATAGCCCTTATCGCCGTAGGCGATGTCGAGCAGGCACTCATAGATATATGGCCCGAGCACGCCGAATTCCTGCCGCACGCTTCGCAGCTTGGGATCGCGGAACAGCCCTATATCTCTCGGCCACCAGTCCAACGCAACTTTACAATTTCTGCCCGTAGTATCACCTCCGGTTTTCAGGGCAGGAAGGGCGGGGTTGCCGCCCGTTTGCCGTATTGCTCAGCGCTGCGCCTGCACGCTGCACAGGTCTTCCGCCATGTCCTGCACCCTGTCGGCACAGTCGAAGTGAATACACAGCAGGTCCAACGCGTTGTACAACTCCGCCATGTACTCGATCAGATTAGCGCGGCTGTACTTCTCCTGAAACAGCTCATCGTTCAGCCGGTCGGCGTAGAACTGCACGCGCTCGGTCAGATCGTCCACGCTGCGCCGCTTCGCCAGCCGCTCCAGATTGTCGTAATGGGTTTTCTCACTCATGGTTATACCTCTTTCTCATTTCGCGCTTGTAGAAGCGCATCAGGCTGTCCACGACCTCGCCGGGCGTCATGCCCCAGCGGTCGGCGTACTTCGTGATCGCCAGCGCCGTTTTGTCGGTCAGCATCAGCTTGATATTGATTTTCTTCATGCAGAAACCTCCTCTGCCTATCTGGTAATTCGCCCCGAAAAATTGACTATGAGTAGTCCACTTCTCCGAAAATCATTCCGGGCACACCCGAATTTCAATTCCGGGAAACTCGCGCTCAAACCTCACCTGCCATGCCTCTGCCCTGCTGTTGCCAGCGGACAGGTGCAGCAGCCAGATGGTCAGCACGCCGCTGAGATCCTGCTTGTGCAGCCAACGGATTACATCCGAAACCTCGAAATGGCTGTGCCGGATGCGGTCTTTGAGCACCGAGGGAATGCGGTCGCTGCGGTTCAGCAGGCGCTCCTCGTAGTTGCACTCAACCGCGATGTAGGTCAGCTTATCGGCGGTGACGCCCAGATTCGCGGTATCCACCGCCCAGAGCAGACGTTCCTTGGTGCGGCCGTCCTCGATGAGAAACCCGAGCGGCTCATCGGTGTTGTGGAACGTGCGGAACGGCACGACTGTCAGGTGTCCGAACCGCAGAACCTCGCCTGCTTTGATGAGCGTTGCCGCGTCCATTGCGTCCTTGTGGGCGGCGGCTGTGCCCTCGCTCATGTAGACCGGAACGCCGCTTTTCAGCAGCTGCGCGGCGGCTTTGGCGTGGTCTTGGTGCTCATGCGACACCAAACAGGCGGTAATGCCCGCCACGCCGTAGCCGAGCCGCTTTTGCAGCTCCTTGAACGTCAGTCCGCACTCCAGCAGCAGAGTCGTTTCACCGTCCGACACAACGTAGGCGTTGCCCTTGGAGCTGCTCGCCAGTGATGTAAACGTCAAATCGGGCACGCTCCTTTGCTGTCAGGCGGCGTTTCCGGTTCTTCGGGCGGAATATCGACCTTTTCCTCGGGTGCGTTGTCCGCGAACTGCGTAGACTTGCGGATGATGTCCTGCACCCACTCGGGCAGTTTGCCGAACGTTTCCATATCCGGCTCATCCGCATCAAATACGAGGATTTCGCTCTCCGGCTTCGGTGCCGGAAGGCCTTTCGGGAATCCCGTGACCGCCTCAATGCGGTTGTACTTGCTGCCGTCATCCTTTTCAACGACCGTGACACTGAGCATGGCCGGTACGCCTGCCATCTGCATCAGATCGAAGCCGTCACCGGACGGATCCAGTTCTGCATCGGTCAGCGCCTTGCCGCGCCATGCGGTCAGCATCTGGAATAGCGCCGCACGCTCATGCAGCGATACCGTAAACCGGCGGGATGACAGCCAGCGCGGCTTGTCCTCACCGTCCACCTCGACACGCTCATCCGAAATTTCGAAGATGAACATACATTCCTCGGCGTACTTGCCCTGCTTCTGCTTCTCGAACTGCTTGTACTGCTGACCGAGGTCAACAACCGCAACGCAAACACCCATGTAGGTGCCGCCGTCCATCGGCGGAATGCTGCTCACGACCTTGCGTTTTGCTTTCAGGCTCATTCGATTCTCAACTCCTTATCCTGCTCCGACACCACCAGCCGCACGACCTGCGAGCCGATCGGCTGCAAATGCGTAACCGATTCCGCGTTGTCCACGAAAAGCGGCACGCGCACGCCGTAGAACTCGCTCAGCGTGTCGATAATGTCCATGCCGATGTTGATTTTCATGGCGTTGTTCGTACCCTCGAACGCTGTCCCGTTGCTGTCCATCGGCTCACAGCAGTCCGCCAGGCCGCCGTTGACCTGCTCGGTGAACAGCCGCCAGCGCGTCAGGCGGAACCGGCTGTTGACGCTCTCGGTGATGGCCTGCACGCGGTAGCGCGTGAACTCCTCGCACATTGCGATGAGTCTGTCCATCTGCTCGACCTCGGCGGCGGCAGTGCGCTGCTCGGCCTGCAACTCGGCAATGCGGCGGCGCGTGTCCGCAAGGGTCTGCTCCTTGGCGAGAACGGCATCGCTTTCCAGTTTGCGGCGCGTCAGCTCGGCGTGCTCGGCTTCCAGACGGCTCTTTTCCGCTGCGGTATCACCGGACAGGCGGTCAATGCGTTTGTCCGCGTCCGCAATGAGCGTCAAAATCGCGCCCTTGCGGCGGTCATAGTCCGGCAGGTTCTCCGGCACGACCTCGACCGGCGGCGTGTAGCTGTCAAGGGCAATCTGCGCTTTCTGCACCTCGTTCTGTGCGGATTTCAGCGCGGTTTCGGCACTTGCAAGGCGCTCCTGTGCGGCTGCAATGCCCCGCTTGACAAACTTGCTGTCCTCAAGGAGCGTGTCCTTGCGCTGCTGCTGATGGGCGGCAAAGGCTTCGCGCGCCTCGGCAACCTGCTCTGCCGGTAACGGCTGATGACAGGTCGGGCAGACGGTTTCCGTGAACTCCTCGGCGTCGATGGCACGCCAGCGTGCGCGGTAGTCGTTCAGGCAGTTTTCGCCGGTGGTGATGTAGTCGGTTTCCCGTGCGACAGTGCGCGTCAGGCGGTCGGCTTCGCATTTTGCGCGGTCAAGCGCGGCGGTCAGTACCGGCGTTTCGTCCTCCACCGGCACGCGCTGACTGGCAAGATGCGCGTTGTTTTCTGCTTCCAGCTCTCGGAGCTGGTTTTGCAGGGCACCCAGCTCGTTGCGTGCCTGCGCGACAAGGGTGTTGTTCGCCAGCTTCACAAGCTCGCCCTGCACCCGCTCGCGCTCGGCCTGCAAACGGTCGCTTTCGCTGTGCGCCGCCGCGAAGTCAAGGCTTTCCAGCTCCGTCACCATGCGGCTGCACTCGTCCACGCGAACCGGCAAGGTGTTGAGGTTTGCGTTCATGTCCTTGCGCTGCTTGACGAGCACGGACTTGTATTCATCCACTGTCCGGCGGCCGACTTTCTCGTTCAGTTCCGTAAACTGCGGTGTAGCCGCAAGCAGCTGCTTGTCCTCCGGCAGACCGCAGATCTCAGCGAGCAGCGTGCGGCGGTCTTTCCAGTGCATCTTGCTCGTCACCGCCCAGACATCGGTCAGCAGCTTGAAGCGGTTCTCGTCGATCAGCTCCGCAATACGGCGCTTGTACTCGTTCTCCGCAAGCGGCACATCGTCGATGTAGTAGTCGCGCGTGTCACCGGCGTAGCGCTCGATAGATGAGCCGCGCGGCTTCTCCCACTTCTCGCGGAGCACCTTGCGGAGTTTGATTGGCTCACCGTCCACCTCCAGAATGGCGGTCACCTCGGGCATCGCGCCTGCCGGTGCACCAGTCGGCTTGACGGCCGGGCGGCTGTGGCCTACGCTGTCCTTGTCGAAAAGCAGCCACGTCAACGCATCATAAACGCTGGTTTTGCCTGCGGCATTGGCACCGAACAGGCTATTCACGCCCTCGTGAAAGTCGATGTGCAGCTCGGGAAAGCACTTGAAATGGACTAAATCGAGGGATTTCAGTACGATGTTCATGCGTCCATCTCCTCCAACAGCGCCTTGACGATGTTCTTAGGCGTGCCGCGGCGCAGCAGGTCGGCAATGTCGTCGCCGGTCAGCTTCGCGCCCTTGCGGACGAGTGCGGCATCGAGCGTTGCGTCCTCGCACGGCTCCGTGCTCCACGTCGGCGTACCCTTGCTTGCGATTGCACGAGTCAGCTTAACACGGAACTCCTCGGCGGCGTTCTTGTCCTGCTCGCGCACGTTCGTGTAGATGGTCTTGATAGCGTAGCCGATCTGGCTGACTACCAGATCCATGTCGCCGCCCAGCGCAATCTCCGTGCGGTTGTTGTCGCCGTTTTCCGTACAGATAATCTTTACCATTGAAAATCTCTCCTGTTCGTGTTATTATGTGGTTAAATACATTTCTTTGCCGCCTTTCGGAATTGCCTTTCCGAGGGCGGTTTTTTCATGCCTTGAGCTCGTCGAACGCGATGATTGCCGCGATCTGACAGACGGATTCCTCGGTGTTCGGGTGCTCCCAAACGAGATATGCCAACTCGTTCAACTGCTTCTCGATGGTCGTCAGTGCCTTACGCCAGCAACCGGACATCGTGACGAAATCGTCCACCTTGCCGACTACGTTGTCGAACGCCGCAAAGATCATGCGGTCGAGGTCGGGTTTCGGCTCGGCGCGCGCCTCCGGCTCTGTGCTCACCTCGGGTACCGTTTCGGTAAATTGGGACATGGTTTTCTCCTTTCTTATGTCGGTTCTTTGAACCCTGCCGCCTGCGTTACCCAGAGGTAAAACGTCAGCGTAGGGATAAAGAACGCGCGGTTATGTGCGTTTTTCTTGAGCCAACCGAGCCCGAACGGACAGGAACCGTGCTCCAGACAGGCTCTCAGGCTTTCGCCTGCCATGCCGAGAAACGCCGCGCATTCGTCGATTGGGATCTTCTGCGGGTACTTCTCGCACAGCCGTTCCAGCTCGGACAGCTTGGCCGTGATGGCAATCGGGGTTGTCATGGCGTTCACCTCCCTATGTAATAAGGTTTGCGACGGTGCAGCCGATACACAGCACGACTGCCATCGTGATACACAGTGCCGCGCCGATCTTGTCAATGTGCTGACCGAACAGGCGGTACTTGAGCAGATACACCTGCGACAGGATCAACGCCGCCCAGCCGGCGACTTCGGCGGAAATGTGGGTCATGGGGTTCACCTCACTTTCGGGGTAGTCTCCTTGTCCTCTCCTATGCTATACTGGGAGCGGAAAGGAGGTTTGCATTTGAAGTTACACATTGATTTGTTTCGTGGAATTCTTCTGTATCTGGAGGAACAGAATTATTACATTACCCGTGATGACGGTGATGTTGAAGGTGAACCTGTATGGTTTGGCAATATCGTTCAGGCATTTCCTTCGTACAGCCCAGCCGAGATTTACTATGCGCTTAAAAATCTCGAACAGGCTGGTCTTATCAACTTAACATCGTGCCGAGCAGATAATGCTGTCAGCCGATGTTATGTCAACTTCATCACATTCCAAGGACATGAATTCTTATCCTCTATCAAAAACGAAGAACGCTGGTCAGGAATCAAAAAGATCATTCCATCAGTCCGCGATTTTTCGCTTGAAGCTGTCAAAGCGATTGCCGAGGGCATGACAGCCTGCGCGATCAGCGCTTATTTCCAGAAAAACACTTGAAGATTTCTTCTACCACGAACCGAGTGCCTTGCCTTAACTCTGCGCGAGTTGGAGGCGGGCACTTTTTTTCGAGTAGATACCACGCCAGCACACGCGCGCTGATATATTGGCATAACCAGCCCACAGCACAGGCAACGGTAGAAAAAAGTAATACTGCGGTCATGGGTTCACCTCCGATCAATGCTCTGTGCGTTCGTCTTTCTGAACTTTTTCAGTAAAAAAATATTCGGGGATCTCGCCACGCGAAAACCCCAGAACATCAGCCGATCGGAACATTTCCTGCTGAGAAAACTCGAGCTGGTTGTTCAATCTCTGGCTTACAGACACACGACCTAATCCAATCGCGTCTGCAAAAGCGTCCTGGGTGCCAAAAACCTCTTTGATTTTTCCTCGCAGACGAGCGTAGTCGAAAACCGGATCGTTCATCGTATTCACCTCCTGTTCGTGTTTCTGAACTTATTGTAGCACCCTCGCCCACTATCTGTCAATACCGTTTGTTCTTTTTTCTGAATTTATTTTTGTTCGCGTTGTTTTCTTGTTGCGTTTTCTGAACATTCGTGTTATATTTATACCAAGGAGAATAGGAGGACATGAAATGGATACTATTGCGAACCGCTTACGAATGGCGCTTGATATGCGCAGCATGAAGCAATCCGAGCTATCCGAATTAACCGGCATTGGAAAATCGTCCATCAGCACTTATCTGCGAGGATCATATATTCCTAAGCAGAAGAATATTTACAAGATGGCAAAAGTGCTGAATGTAAACGAGTCATGGCTTATGGGCGAAAACATTGATTCCACACGAACCAGCGCCTATGCCGATCCCCCTGACAGCAATCTTGTCACGATCCATTACGCCGGTCCTGTAGCTGCACACTTCGACGCAACGCCAGATGACGCATATGAACAACGTAACATTCCTGCTGAGTGGATTGGTCGCCGCCGACCAGAAGATTTCTTCTTAGCTTCTATCAGTGGTGACAGTATGTACCCGCATTTTCAAGACGGTGACGATATACTCTGCCTTAGGTGCAGTGACATGGGAGCGTCCGGTAGGATTGGAATTATGCTATTAGGCGACGGTGAAGCCACTGTCAAACGTATCAACTACAAAACCGGAGAGGACTGGATCGAGCTGATTCCCATCAATCCAGAGTTCAAGTCCAAGCGGATCGAAGGCGCTGATTTGGAAAAATGCCGCGTTGTAGGCAGAGTGATCAAAGTCATTCGCACTGTAGACCAAATTTAAGGAGGAAACTAATATGAAAAAGAGAATGTTAGCAATGGTGTTCGCCTGCTTCATGGCGATGTCCCTCACCGCCTGCGGTGGCAGCAACAATGCGGCAAGCAGCACCACCGAAAGCACCACGCAAGCCCAGACGGATACCACCGGCGAGGACACCGCTGCTAGCAACACCGCGACACCGGAATACTATTTCAAGGACAATGAGCTTGTGGCTACCGATGTTAAGATCAACATTACGGATTGGAAGGTCATTCCGGTCGGTGAAAAGGGCAACGAGTACGGCGACGCTCCTGTGCTGGCGTTCTGGTATGATACCACCAATCTCACCGGCAACGAAGATGTAACGCCGATCAACGCATGGATCGCAATGTTTACCGCTGTGCAGGACAATGATCCGAATATGGTCAACACGCTGGACGTTGCTATGCTTCCCGATGATCAGTATCTCGATACGCAGGACAAGCAGATCAAGAAGGACGGCACGGTGTCGAACGCTATTGCCTACACCCTTTCCGATGATACTACGCCGGTCGTTCTGAAAGCAACGCGCGGTATCGGCGGCGAAGAACTGGGCGAGCAAACCTTTGATATTGCCGCGAAGTAACTAAAGGGG